ATGCTGGTGCTACTGTATAGCCTTTGCTAATCTCTTGCTTCTCTGCTTGCCATTTAGAGTTAAGTGTTCCTTTGCCTTTGCCTGCTGGACTTGTAAAAGACGGATACTTGTCGTAATGATCTTGTATATCTTTAATACGATCTGGTGTAACAGGTGTAAACGATTTAGCAGATACCCGTTGCTTCTTAACCGTTGGGTTGTTCTTTTTGTATGCCTTACGCTTACGTCCGTTCATGTCGTATCTTAATGAGCCACTCAAATTTAACACTATAATAACCTCTCTATCGCTGTTCGTAATAAGAACAATAACCCCATGCCGTTTAGCATTATCATTGCTCTGTCCTTCCATATGAGGCTGACACATAACCATAGGAAAACTCCCATAATAGATGTTGTCAAGTCAACCAACATGAGATCTGGAATACCTCGAGTTGACATACTGATAAGCACCAAGAACGATGCACACCATTTTAAATACCAATCGATTGTATATTTAGGCGTAGCAGATTTGAAGATCCTCTTGGAGTTCTCCTGTTCTGCTTGACTATAAATCTCTTTATCTTGCTTTGACATGCTCATATATCTCTTTCCAGTTCTTAACAACGGTTATGTTCTTGCCCCAATAGTCCAGGCTGTGGCCGTGTTCCATTAGGAATGTCTCATATCCTAAGTCCCTACCTACTTCTGCATTCTTGTATTTGTCCTCAACCCACATGCTGCCTTCATATTTGTTGGCCAACTCCAGTAGGATCTCATCTTTGTCTGCTCCACAGTCTAAGTAATGGAATTCAACGAACGTGCCATCACCAAATAGTTTATTTAGATTACATGTTCTGAGCTTCTGAGCTGACTCGTCTGCTGATAGACTAGTAACTGCTACAAATCTGTACCCTAGCTCTTCAGCTATAAGTTTCATGTAATACTGAGAGTCTCGTAACGGTGGGAGGAATCCCATACACGCTGAGCTATTAAACTGTTCAACTAGATCTTTAGCTTCTCCTTGGAATAAGCCATATTGCTTAGCCACGCTGTAGCATCCTGTTGTCTCGGCTACATAGCCTTTTGTACCCATCCAAGTGTGGAAGCCGAACTCCCAATCCAGGCATACGCCATCACAGTCTGTTAGTATTACTTTGTTCTTATTGTACATCATATATCGTTTTTTCCTTCATTATGTGTATATTATGCACTCTTTAGAAGCTTTTGTCAAGCATTTTTATCGCTTTTATTGTGTATTTTGTGTGTTCCTTTATGTAGGCATGTGCTAGTATTTTCTGCATATCCCATGCCTCACGCTCCCACGGCTCGTTCCGTCTATCCATATGAGGCTTTCCCTTCCACAAGTTAAGTAGGAATGGTGGATATCCTACATGTTTATCTGTTAACTCTTTCCGTACATATTGCTTGACGTGTACCATTTCATGGCATGTGGTTAGAATTAGATTGTATGTGTCTTGGTGCTTGTCTAGTTTTATCTCACACTCGTTGGCATCGTGGTGGAAGCAACTACCCATGATACCTTCAGTTGCTGTATAATTACCTATGTGTACGTCTAGGTCTAGTGTTGTGTGTCTTGGTAATAGCTTGTTAACGCAATATATCATTACGTCTAACGATAGCTCTCGTTGTTTTTTACGTCCGCCCTCAATGTGTAACCAGTTGCCTGGGTGCATGTGATGACTCCTTAACAGTCTGTGTGTCTTTGGATGTTCGCGTCTTGTAGTTCACTATCAATGGCAAATGAAAGTTTATCTCCCATGTTGTCTTTAGCTAGATCGGCTACCAAATCTTGTAGCTCAGAGCTTGTCAATCGTCTGATACTCTCAGCTATTTGGCCTGCTGTCATTAGTTGCTTATTTACATATCTCATCTCATTAGTCCTCTTGCTATATCTGCCTCAACGGCACCAAATGAACCTAGTATAGCGTCACGATCCATTCTATCCTGTATTACTTCATTGAGTCCTGCCTTGTCACCCCTATGGTATTCCCTTACGGTAAGCCCAGAGTTGTATGATGTCTCAATGTAGCCGTCCTGTGCAAGTAGATAGTTTACTTCATTAGCCCATGCTTCTGCTTCTAGTATCTTCTTCTGATTATCAACTACAACGTCATATTCTGACATATATTATTCCTCAATTTCTAAGTACATTATGCACTCTTTTACTGCTTTTGTCAAGCATTTTAGGACCAATACAGATAAAAAAACGGGAAATAGCATGCTAGATCCCGCTCCTTTGTCATATATGGTACCTACTCTTGTGTGTAGATAGTCCAAATGCCATAAGCCAATGCAGGCCAGGCTAATAATTTAACGATAGGCGCTGCCACAATAACTAATAATGAGACTCCTATAATGGCAATGCCATCCCAGGATGTCCTCTCGACTAAACGAGCTTTAATATATTCTAACATAGTTCCTCCTACGGTTTATGTATAGCCTTATAGACTATTTTTCTTGTCTTGGATCTCTCCTCGACGGGTTTTAGCTGCTTTGGTTATATCCATAAGAGCCTTACGAGCTCTAGCTGCTGATGCTTTTACACCTTTTGTTTCAAAGTTTTCAGACTCTGCAACGTAAGTAGCAAATGCATCTACGATTGTATCGTGTGTCATATTGTTCTCCATTATGATATTTTAATTATTCAGTTTCTGAAAACACTGCTGAAGATTCTTGCTCGATGTCAAGGTTAGGTGTTGATTCTTCATCACCTTCTTGGAATACATATTCCTTGTTATTAGCAAGTTCTAGATATTTTTCCTCGTCCCAACCTGCTCTAGGTTGAAAATCGTTAGACCAATCAGATTCGCCAGTTTGTGTCCACCCTTCGCCAGGTAGCCATTCCATTGTTGTATCTTGATTGTAGAATACATCATGTGTATCTTCATGCGTTGGTGAAAGCCATGTTTGAGTAACAGCACTCCAATACGCACCAGTGCCTTCAAGAGCTACTGGCTGTTCATGGGTTGGTGTCTCTGGATGCTGGTAGTCGCCTTGTACAGGTGGTGTAAACCCATCTGTTTCGCCTGACTCATACAATGAAAGTTCCAACTCTAGGATTTGTTCCTTAATATTAAAAAGTATCTCAAATATTTCTTTGTTTGATGATATTGCCATTTCTATCTCCTTTGTTATTTAGATTTTGGTTTTGGTTGTTGTTTGTCATCTTCTCTAGGAACGATACTCCATCTACCAAATAGTCTTACAGACCAATAGGCGGGGTATGCCTTCCAATTAGCTGTTGGAACATCTGCTTCCAACATTGCCTCTAAGAAAACTCTATCAGCAACTACTTTAGCTTTAGCTGCCGATGCTTTTGATTCAACTGTCTCGTCCTTTCCATCAGAACCAATGGGATAACCATTTTTAATTCTGTTTTGTCGTATTGCTGAGTATAATGCGTCGTGTATAACAGCAGCTCTCGCTACGTCAAACGGTGCCACTACTGCCCAAGCAACTCTAGGGACTGAAGCTAAGTCTGTTTTAAATCCTTTTTTAGCGGTGATTTTACCCGCTGCGTTAATTGTGGCTCCAACTGCTTTTAAGGCAGCTCTGTCATCTTCCGATAACTTATCACTATCAAACACCAAACTAGAATCTAATGTCCACGTCTTAGGTGGTGTGAATTTGGCATCTAGTAGCCTGTTAAATTTACTCATAATCTCTCCTTTTGTTAACTGTTCTATTCTTATTTATAAATACTAATAGGTACACATTACAATATAGGTACTTTAAACAGCAGATAAGTTGACATGTGGTTGTTAATAGTATATTGTAATGTATTAAGTAAATAAGAGAGGTAGCAGAATGGCATCATTAAGTTTTGATATAAACACTAAAGGCAACATCAGAGTTGCTATATTCCAATCCAAATGTAAAAATGGGGCGGCACATGAGAGAGTTCCAGGGCAAGGTGGGCCTGTAGTACTGACACACATCCTGAAAAAGAATGAGAAATCAAGTAAGGATCTAAAGAGAATGTCTCTTTCCACATTAACAACAATCCTTAGCGGTAACGCCAAAGATTACAAATTCCTAGACGCAAGTAAACAGGAGTATGGAGTTACCACTTTATTTAAGAGTGATGAATACAAAGCTGACGGGCGACTGCCATTCAACAAAGGCAACGTTGCTGAGCTAGTATTTGCTGCTGCCATAGCATGTAGGTTCAAGAGTAAGTCAACTAATGTTACTGATAATGACATAAAGAGTATGATAAACTCCTTAGGTGCCAGCAATACTGGTGAGAAGCATTGGGAATCAAAGAATAAGGATGTATCAATACTCGATACTGTATGTCTTAAATATGGACTAGCTCTTAATAACTATAGGGCTGTTAAGGATATGTCTCTTTGGTCAGCCTTTTCGCAAGAAACAAAAGCTGCTGTAACATATGCAAACAGCATCATTGTACAAGAGTGGGCGGATTTGTTTTATACGAATAATGTTAAGAATGAGATAACCGTGCTAGCAGACGGTGAAACAGACCAAACAGGTACAAAGGTAGATGTAAGAGTTTTAGCAACAGATCATGAAGGAAAGACCGTGCCAGTTAACATTAACGTATCACTTAAGATTGGTGGCGTAGGACAATTTGGACAAATGGGTGGTGTAACATATGATGTACAAAAGACACTTTGGAAAGAGTTCTTTGATGTTACCTTGCCGTTTACAGCTGATCAGTTCAAGAAAAAGATTGGTAGCTTACAACACGAAAAGGATGCTGCTGTTGCACTTATGTATACCTACAAACAAGTAGCTAGTGGTGTGTCAACATCACTGTCTAGTCCTCAGGGAAAGAAAGTATTCTCTAAAGCTATTATGAGACACCTTACACTAAATGAGGATTCTGTTTCACTGGTAGACTTGAAGGCTGGGGCTGCCATCAATTACAATTTTGATAAAATTAATGACATGATGGAAGGCTTAGACTTCATAGCAGTTGTAGGTGTAAGTAAAGGTAGTGGTAGCGCTGAAGACTTACCTGTTATGCAGATATATGTTGAGAAAGTATCGCCTGATAATAAATTTATTGATATAAGAGTTAAACGTGGTGATTATAACAAAGACGGATTACCTTATTACAGAAATATATTTGAGAAGAAGAAGGCATTTACAAACCTATTAGGCGTTAAGCTTTGAGGAAACACAATATGTGGGAAATATGGAAACATGCACTGGGAGCGTTTGATGAAGAAGATGGTTACTCCCCGTCCAATGAAAATAAAATAGCAATAATAAGATCATTTATCGTGGGTGTTAACCTTGCGTGTGGTATACTTATTATGATTAACATATTAAAGGACTGGTAGTGAGTAAAGCTTCGTTATTCTTCTTATTCAATCATAAAAACACATTGTATATCGTGGACAACAACCAAGTCCAGGATGTACCAAAGCCTCGTGAACTTATTAGAAGGTTCTCTACTATAGAACAAATAAGACAACATGCACTACACTTAGGTTTAGAGATCGCTAACGACTCAGCGAGAGACAGAACAAAACATCACACACCTGAAGGCATAGAAAGGATACGTCAGGCTAAACTAGGCGACAATCATCCAGCTCGTAAGAATGGCAGGGGTGCTGAGTTTAGAGATAAGGTATCAAGGACGATGACGGGTACTAGGAGTGGTGAGAACAATCCAATGTATGGCAAAGCACATAGAAAAGAGACTAGGATTAAAATGTCCCAAGCCTCTTTCTATAAGGAGCGTCGTAGATGGTGTGTATCACCTGAGCAAGTAACAACAACAATCCCTGTTAGTGAACCACTACCAGAAGGCTGGCAATGGGGTAGGTTCTACGACAAGTACAGACCTGATCCTATTCAGTTGCCAGATCCACAGGAAATATCTTAACAATAGCTTCGGCTATACTCTCAGCTAGTTGAATATGTTCTAGCTGCGTGCCATTAGCCCTACGGAGTTCAATGTAGTGAACCCAACTACGCAACGTTCCATTAACATATAGTCTACTCATTGTATTGCCTTCGGGTAGTACTGCTCTTGCTTGTTCTTTAGCAATGCCGTTCTCAATAGCCCACTTGTAAGCCATCTTTGCAGTCTCTATTACTGCTCCCTGCTTGTTAGCCCACTCATCATACAATGCTCCATCCTCACATACAATAGAATTTTGCCTGTTCTTTGGATCTTGTAAACGTGGTTCTCTAATCTCAAAATCTAAATCCTTTGTAGGATCTGCATACCGCTGGCTGAATTCTTGAAAGCTAAAACTCCTGTGTCGTAGAAGTTGTCTTCCTATGTCTCTAGTTGTCTCCACTTCCATGCACACACTAACCATCTCAAGTGGCGACCAGTGTTTGTGTTTGATTAGATATTTAACCAGCTTCTCGTTGGTTACTGTATTGTTCTGATTGTCTGGGTTACTAACTCTAGCACAATATGCTACAAGATCTAGCATTGATATCTCACCTGGCTTTGAGTCTACTTGAAAGTCTGTTGGGCCGGGGCGTGCTTGGGTGTAACTAATTAGTTTAGTCTTCATCGTCGATCCTTTAGGATTACTTGGTGGCTGTTTTCTTTTTAGCTGGAGCGCGTTTCTTCTTAGCTTTTGTTGGCTTTACATAGTCTGTAATGCCGAGCATCTCTAGAATGCCTTCCAGTTTAGGATATAGTGTTAACAACTGCACATCTTTAATTGCTGTTATTAAATGAGCTTCCTTAAAATGTAGTCCTTCTAACGTGGACATCCAATTCATTTCCTGTTTCCATGCTGGGAGGTTTTTCATGTTAGACTCTTTATCCATGAATGTTTTAATACGTCTATACTCTAATGCAATAGTTGTCTCGCCCATACCAGGAGGTGTGTCTTCTTTAATCTTTACACTATCTGGCATGCCATGAGGTAGTCCCCACTCTGCTGTTTCAGCACCAACACCCAACCTAACTAAAGGAACCACTGTCTGATTTTTAGCTGCAATAACTTTAAGACGTTCAACTTGATCTTCTTTCTTGTCTACTTCAAAGACCCAATCGAGTGCCTCATCTAATTGCCTAAACTTCGTACCGAGGTTATTCAAACCAGGGATCTCATTACTTTTCTTTGTGCTCATATTGTATTCCTAAAATTCGTCGATGACATCAATCATGTGTTTCATCTTGTGCTTAATAAAATAATTCAACAAGTGAGATTTATCTCCACCTTGTTGAGCTGTATAACTATGTATAATACCTTCTTGTATCTCTTCTGGGCATTTGGTTAGATCCACTAGTTCTTTATTGCGGTTATAACCGTGTGCCATGTCGCCATTAACAAAGTTCTCTGGCCTTTGTGTTACCCATTCAGCTAATAGTTTCTTACGGATGGGAGTCTGTCTGATACCATCCACAAAACAGTTGTCAGGGGATAACATGTTAGGCACACCGTCTCCCTTATCACCTATGATGATGTGTTCTAGTAGTATCTGAGCTGCTGGTACAGCTATCTTCACCCACTTCTTTTGTGCTGGTGCGAACTGTTTAACGTTGGACCACTTCTGTAACTGTTGGAAGTCGTGATCTCCAGATATAATGAGGTATGGTTCAGCAATGTTCTCTCCAAAGTCTAACATGCCGTTGTCCTCTGGTGTACCGCCGCTAGTCTGACTATACCTAGCGAGTGTGCCTATAACATCATCAGCCTCAGCACCCTCTACGTCAATCACAGGGTAAGGAAACACTTGATCTAACTCGTCTCTTACCATGTTTAATGCTTCAAATATCTGGCTCCAGTCCATGCCACTACTTTCCCTAGTCTTCTTACGTCCTGCTTTGTACTGAGGGAACACTTCACGTCTCCAGTAATGTCTGTTATCACAGGCTATTACCATTTCACCAAACTCTTCTCTGTGCTTCTTATTGTAAGCTCGTATGGTATTGAGGATCATGTGTCTAAGTAATGGTACATTAACGTCAACATCAGATCTGCCACGTACCTCAGCCATGAAGGCACCAATTGCCACTTGATTATAATCTATAACTATCATTTAAATTTCTCCTCTTGTTTGTCCTGTAAGCTATGAAGCAGAGGAGTATATAAATTATTATCCCAATCATCTTGACTTATTATATTTCTAGGGTCTATCTCTTGATTGAATAGGATGCGTGAACCCTGGCAATCTTGTTCCAGAGCATCAGTTCTTTTATATAGCTCTTTAACTATATCTTCCTTCATGGGATTCTTATTGGCATATAGATTTCTATCTGCCTCTGTACCTGAAGGCTCAGAAGTTAACATATAAAATAAATGTTTCTGCATTTCCATATTATTGCACCTTCAATAGTAGCATGTTAGGATTAATACGGGTCTTAACAGGCATTTGTTTGCCACGTATCTTACCTACATAATCCTGTATTGCCTTCTTGCTTAATTTCATAAAGCCTTGGAGTTGTACCTCATGCTTCCTTAGTGTCTTCTCATAGGATAGATCTGTGTCATATCCTTGTATGCTCGTACCATGTACATGTAGTCCACCACCTATCTGTGATTTGTACACACCTAGTCTCTTACGCTTAATGTCGTAAGTCCATACCTCAGTACTACCTAATATGTCAATAGGATTAATAGAAGCTATACCGAGATCCTTATCCGCTTTCATGTATCTTAATCGCGATACAACCTTACGAGGATCTTGAGGCTTCTTACGCCTAACAACCTTCTTAGAAGTTTTAAACGTTTCGAGTGAGAGAAGTCCATCATTCATAAAGGCTAAAGTCTTTCTCAGATTAGGTGTATTAATAAAAGCATATGCCTCTACCAATTGATCGTCCCAATCACTCCTAGTACCTTTAAGTTTACGGACTCTAGCTAGCTCATCAAACTCTTGTTTAATATTAGATATTTCCTTATGTGCCTCTTCTACTTCCTTAGCATTTAAGCCAACAGAGTTAAGTAGTGATTCTATAGTTGTATGTTTCCTACCATTAACCACATAGTCTAGACATTCATCAAACGCCTCGAGGAACTGTCCAAGATGAGGACGGATAGCAACTACTTTAACAGTAGCTACTGATACAGTCTTGTCTGCTATTCTTTT